CGCTTGTCCGCGCCCGCCCGCACCAGCTCGGCCTGGACCTGACCTTCCGGGGTGAGGGCACCGGTCAACACGAGCACGCCGGAGGATGGTGCAAACTGGACTGCGTGACGATGGATGATGAGAGAGGCGCGCGATGGTGCGTCGCACGTGCCGGCTTGCGGCTGAATTGTGCCGACATACAGGCTGGGCGCGCCGGAACATTGGGCGAGCATGAGGAGCAAGGGCAGGAAACGACGCATGACAAAGACGTAGTGCGCCCGCGCGGCGCCCGCCACCGCCTGCCGCTACCCCGCCGAAATTTCACCCGCGGACTTTTTTCCTGAAATACGCATTTTTTCTCTTGCCCACCCGCCCCAACTTTAGGTATAACTTCCTCAACGCTGGTGAGTAGCGCTTGCGGCCCTGAGCCGGACGTAACCGGCGGCCAAGCATGTGGGCGCAGGGACGTGAGGCGGCGTGAAGGGTCGCCGAAGGTGCTTACGCGGCGGGCGCCAGCATGGTGGCGTTGCCGCCCCCCAGGGATAAAGAACCGAATGGACTCTGCGATGCCACCGCAAATTGAGCGGTCGCTGAGGCATGACGTTCGAGGGAACCTTTCATCGTGGTCCCGGTTCGCGCTGGCACCGACCGGCCAGACACCTGCACGGCATCATTTGGCAATCATTGATGCGCTGGAGGGATTGGTTCACGGTACCACCCGACGGCTGTTGTTGCTTCTGCCACCCGGTTCGGCGAAGAGCACGTATGCCACCAAGCTATTTCCAGTCTGGTGGCTGCTTCATAACCCGGGGAGTTCGGTCATTACCGCGTGCCACACGGCGGGGCTTGCGGGGCATTTCGGGCGGACGGTCCGTGGCCTGATTGAAGAGCACACATCGCGCCTGAATCTGACCGTGCGGCAAGACGCACGCGCAGCGCATCGGTTTTTGACGAAATATGGCGGTGAATATTACGCTGTTGGGCTGCATGGCGCGGTGACCGGACGGCGCGCCGACCTGGCGGTGATCGACGATCCGATTGCATCATTTGCCGAGGCCACCAAGCTTTCATCGCGCGAGCGCGCCTGGGCGTGGTTTCGATCCGAGCTTGTGACCCGGCTGAAGCCGGATGGCCGGATTGTTGTGGTCATGACTCGATGGAATGTCGATGACCTGGCGGGCAGACTGCTTGAGCAGGGCGGCTGGGACGCGGTGCGTTTGCCGGCCATTGCAGAGGTGGATGATCCGTTGGGACGGCTTCCCGGGCAGGCGTTGTGGCCAGAATGGGAGGACCTGCCTGCCCTACTGGGGAAAAAGCAGATTTTGGGTGAACGTGGATTTACGGCGATGTTTCAACAGACGCCGCAGCCGGATGGAGGGCGATTGTTCGATACGCGGCGGGTGATTGTGGTGGATGCGGTTCCGCCTGGAACCGCGGTGCGCGCCTGGGACCTGGCGGCGACCGATGGCGATGATGGCGCGCCGGACTGGACCGTGGGGCTTAAGCTTGTTCGGCATTCGGACGGGTTCTTCACGGTGGACGATATTGTCCGCACGCGCGTGGGTCCGGGGCAGGTGGCCGACGCGATTAAGGCCTGCGCCGACAATGATGGACGGCAAGTCCTTATTGGCTTGCCGCAAGACCCGGGGCAGGCTGGACGATCTCAGGTCATGTTTCTGACGGCTGTGCTGGCGGGTTACCGCGTGCAGTCCCGGCGCGAGACCGGATCGAAAATATTGCGGTGCGGGCCGGTTTCCGCACAGGTGGAACATGGGACATTGCGCATTCGTCGGGCTGCCTGGAACGCGGCTTTTCTGGATGAGCTTTCCTCTTTTCCGCATGGGCAGAAAGATGATCAGGTGGACGCGCTGGGATACGCTTTCTCCCTGCTGACCGAGTCCAAAGACCCGGCGCGATTTGCTTCCTTGCCGCATTCCGTCCGATAGGAGAGCCGTTTGTTCCGGACGCTATGCGACCTGGTTCCGTGCGACCGGGATTATCCGGAACGGGTGCATAGGCTGGATGTATTCCGGCGCATCCTTGATGGCAGCATATACGATTTGCTACCGTACGAGTTTCATCAGGAACGGACAGACGGCGGCGAATATATTCCGTTGCGGAAGCGCCGGCCCTCCGTACGCTATGCGCTACCGCGCATTGTTGTCGAGGATAGCGTTGCGCTGCTATTTAGCGAAGGACATTTTCCGGTTGTGGAGTCTGCCGACCGCACAGCGCGAACGGCACTCGCCAGCCTGATGCGTTGCACGAACATCAACTCCGTGATGGTAGAGGCTGGATTACGTGGGAGCGTTGGATCAGTAGCGATATTGCTGCGGGTGCTGCGAAGCCGACCGTTCCTTACGGTGATAGAAACGTTATATTTGACACCGTCCTGGGCACCGGATGCACCGGATACGCTTTGCTCGGTTGTTGAACGGTATAAGGTGCCAGGACGTGCGCTTCTGGCACGCGGATACGATATAGCTGACCCAGAGGCTTTGTACTGGTTTATGCGCCGTTGGGACCCGCTTTGGGAAACGTGGTTCCAACCATGGCTCGTTGGCCGGCCTGGGAACCCCGTTGTCGATGACAGCCGAAGTGTGCGCCATGGGCTCGGGTTTGTGCCCATAGCCTGGATTCGGAACTTGCCTGGCGGGGATGAGATTGACGGCGCGTGTACGTTTCGCTCTGCCATCGAGACCTCCATCGAGATCGATTACCAGCTGAGTCAAGCGGGGCGGGGTCTCAAATATAGCAGCGACCCGACCCTGCTTATTCGTGAACCGGCGGGCCTAGATGGCGATATAGTGCACGGGGCGGCCAACGCCCTGGTGGTTAGTGAGAAGGGCGACGCAAAACTATTGGAAATCGGCGGCACCGCCAGCCAGGCTGTGATCGACTACGTGCGGGTCTTGCGCGAACTCGCACTGGAAAGTCTGCATGGAAATCGTGTGGACGCAAGCCGGCTGACTGCACCCGCCAGTGGCCGGGCTCTGGAATTAATGAATCAGGGGTTGTTGTGGCTGGCGGACAATTTACGTGTCAGCTACGGAGAAGCCGGGCTTCTGCGCATCGCCAGGATGCTGCTTCGGGCGGCCAGCATCTATCCCTTGACGATCGAGGGTACGCGGCTGCCGCGCCTGGACGCCGAAGCGCCGCTCGCTCTGAGGTGGCCCAACTGGTACCCGGATGATGCCCTGGAAAAGCAGAGGGTTGCCGAAACGGTCAGCGCGCTTGTTGCGGCAAAACAGCTATCTCGGGAAACGGCCATGCGCGTGCTTGCCCCCACGTACGGCATTGACGATGCCGAGGCCGAATTGGCCCACATAAACAGCGAGGCATTTGGATGAGCGAGAGTGATTTAGAACCGAATTTAGGCAGCGATCTCGCAAGCTTACAGTCTGAAAATGCAGCGCTACAGGCGCAGCTTGAAGAGGCACGGGCGAACGCAGACGCTCGCCTGATACAAGCGGAACTGAAAGCAGAAGCCCTTCGGGCCGGCATGGTCGATCTGGATGGCCTCAAGCTTATCGATCCGGGAACCGTTTGCATTGGCCCGGATGGAAACGTGGTCGGCGCGGCGAGGGTCATTGAAAAGCTCCAGCGCGACAAGGTGTGGCTGTTTCATGCCGGTAGCTCCAGTAGCTCGGCGCAAGCTCCCGCTTCGGTGCCGGTGCGAACGAAGCTGGCCACGGAGATGACGCTCGATGAGTGGCGCAGTGCCCGGGCGGACCTGCTTCGCCGACGCTGACCATCATTGACCCATGGGTTTGCATGGGTCTCCGACCCAGCATGTTGTAAGGATCTTCCATGAGCATAGACAATTTTCCGCTTGCACTGCAGCCGATTATCCAGCAGGGATTTCTGGAACGTGAATTCCAGCAGGCATTGCGTTCGCGGCTCGGCTACCGGGCCTGCGCAGACCGTGAGGAATTCGCTGTCGGCATTGGCGAGACCCTGACAAAAACGCGAGCGGGGCTTTTGCCCTCTGTCACGGTGCCGCTGGCACCCAATACCAACACCAACTTGGATAATGGGCTGACAGCCGGCAGTTGGTCCGTTGAGCAATACACGCTCACCCTAAATCAATATGCATCCACGATGGACCTGAATGTGGTGACGAGCCGCGTTGGGATCGCAAGCCTATTTTTGCAGAATGCTTACGTGAACGGCGAACAAGCGGCGCGCAGCCTGGACGACCTGGCGCGTAACGCGCTGTTTTCTGCTTATTTTGGTGGCAACACACGGGTGCGGGTTACGCTGACGAGCCCCAGCACAAGCGTTTCCGTGGATGATATCCGCGGTTTTCAGACCGCTTACCTGAATGGTTTGCAACAGCCAGTTTCAACCGCGAATCCGCTGACAGTGATGATCGGTGCTGACCAATATGTGCTTGTTACGAGCTCCGCCGACGCGACGAATGTTTCCACTGCCCCGGGAGGGATTTCCGGTGTGCTGACCTTGTCCGCAGACGTGACGACCAGTGATGGCGCGGCCGGGAACACCGTTCAGGCCGCAACCGCCTCCCTTATTCTCCGACCTAATGGGCGTACGAACACGAACCAGTTGGCGGCGGGCGACACACTCGCGATGAGTCATGTTTTGGATGCCGTCGCCGGTCTTCGCCTGAATGCTGTACCTGATATTGATGGCGCGTATAATTGCTACCTGGACCCGATAAGTGCACGGCAGCTTTTTGCTGATCAGGACTTCCAGCGTCTGTTCATTGGTGCAACGTCGGCGAATGAGATATTCAAGCCTGGACAGGGCGTTGTGAACGAATTCCTCGGCCTGCGATTTGTGCTGACCACGGAATCCTTCGTGCAACCTTATATGCCCATTCCTGGCGCGTTCGTTCGGCGGCCGATAATTGTTGGGCAGGGGGCGCTTGTTGAGGGTGATTTTGCTGGAATGGCCTCCGAGGATGTTGCGCCGAAGGATGCTATTGTCTCATTGATTGATGGGGTCTGCATGGTCACGCGCGAGCCGCTCGACAGGTTGCAGCAGATTATCGCACAATCCTGGTATTGGATAGGTGGCTTTTGTGCGCCATCGGATACAACCACGAACAGCTTTACGGTTCCAACGGCAACGAATGCCACGTTCAAGCGGGCTGTTATGATTGAGCACCTGGGGTAGTCTTACGGGTCCACGCACTTCCTTCGCCAGGGGATGGCATGTTTACCGAGCAGCAGAAGGTCGATATTCGCCGCTTTTGCGGCTACCCGGCCTATGGCGCCTTGCCCGCCGGCAACATGGGATGGCGCTTCTATACCGCATATGGCGCGCTCGAATATCGTATGAATAACCTTGCTCCAGAAGAAATGGCAGTCGTCTTGAATTACTTGGCAACCTTATATGCCCTGGAGGCGGCCGTACCCTGCGCCAGCGACAATCTGGATAGTGAAGCGGCTGCATCCTGGACGCACAATGCAAACGAAATCGGTGATCGGCTGCGGTTGTTAGATACGTGGAGACGAAAATTATGTGCTTTTTTTGGCGTTCCACCGGGTGAAGGGCTGGGGCAGACCGGGCTGAGTTGGGTGGTGTAATGGATGGGCCGAAGCTGCAGGACAGGATCAGCCGTGGCATGGGGGTCGCAGCCAGGAAACTAGGTATTCCGTTCATTATCTACCGCCCCACTGGATCGGTAAATCCGATATCTAGCCGGAATCGCATAATTAGACTCTTTGCCTCGTTTAATGCCCAAGACGAGACTTACCGACGGGTTTCTGGCTATGGACAGGCACTTTGGTGGGGCGTGTATGATTCCTCCTACTCACAGCCTGGCGACTATCTTGTTGGCAAGACGCAGACTTTCTTCGTGTCCGCTCAGCGGCCAATATTGCCGGTGCAATGTGTCTTGACAAACCGGATCGTGGATGTGGTCCGCACGTCGATGCCGGTAACCGGCGGCTATGCTGGTATTGTAGATGCGCAGGTGGTGCCGATCCTTGCCGGATGGCCGGCTAGCCTTCTTGCCACGAATCCCAGGACCAACGGCAGCAGCACAGAGACACGGTTCGGTCAATGGACGCTGCTTCTGCCCAGGCTGCCCTTGGCCCTGGAGGCCGGGGATGTCGTGACAGACGACTTGCAGCGTAGCTACGTGATTGGTGCGGCAGAACAGAGTGATCTCGGGTGGCGGATTAACGTGCGGCAGGTTGCTGCCTAAGCGAAGGTACCATATGCAGGCAAATCAGCTCCATGTTTTCACGGCGAGGTTCAACCCGCTCAGATGGGCGACACCTCACAGGCATTTCGTCGATTGGGCAGAACACATACTTGATTCGGGCGCCCAACTCACGGTGGTGGAAGTCCAGTACGGCAAACGCGCCTTCGCATGCAATCTGCCACATGTGCGCCATATCGGCCTGCGGGCGGATAGTTGGGCCTGGAGCAAGGAATGCGCTATTAACGAGGGCATTCGCCGCACGCCAGAAGCAGAATTTATCGCCTGGGGAGACGCCGATGTTTGGCACCGGAAGCCGGATTGGGCATCGGAGGCGGTAGAGTATTTACAGCATTATCGGGCGATCCAGACCTGGACGCGGGCACTGGACCTGGGGCCGAATGACGAGCTGATAGGCGTGCATAGCGCCTTCTGCAACCAGTTTCTGCATGGCGCGCCGGTAGTTGCTGACGGCGATCGCTTTTGGAAATTCGATGGCGGCTATGTTGACTATCCACATAGCGGATACTCCTGGGCATGTAAGCGCGAGATGCTGGATTGGACGGGTGGACTTTTTGAACTCGGTGGCATGGGCAGTGGTGACCACCATATGGCGCTTGCCCTGGCCGGCAAAGTAGAGCGCAGCTGGCCAAGTGGCACCAGCGCCGCCTACCGCACGCATTTGCTGCGTTGGCAAGACCGTGCATGCCGCTATGTCAATGGGCGGATTGCGTCTTTGCCCGGTATTATCGAGCATCGCTTCCACGGCTCCAAGCAGAAACGGGGTTATCTTGATCGGTGGGACATGTTTGTCCGGCACGGATTTGACCCAGACACCGACCTGAAACGCAATAGTTTTGGTATATTGGAGTGGGCAGGCAACAAGCCGGAATTGGAGCGCGAGTGGGACTTATATCTACGGTCCCGACGGGAAGACGATAACTGCTTCTAGGAGCCCATCTTGGCGGATATGTCGGATGTTGAAAACGCTCTGCTCACTGAGCTTATTGGCATCACTTATCCGAATGGTACGACGTCGGCGAGTATTCTTGGCGGCTTGGTTCGCCTTTACCGAGGATGGCCAGTCGGCATGAGCTTGAACGCGGACATCGCCGCCGGCACGACGAACGTCAGTGTTTTCTCAGTGCCTGGCAGTGGACGCAATACGACGCGATGGGGTATCCAGACATCGATCCTGCCTATTGCTCCGAGCCTGACGGTGTCGGTGGATGGCACCGCCGCAACATTCGCGGGTGCTGCCGTGGTCGGGGAGATCGCCGGGATATTGGCCGATGGTGTCGCTTATGTGTATGTGATCCAGATTGGTGACTCGCCCGCGCTGGTTGCCGCCAACCTCTGCGGACTGATTAGCGCGAAGCGTCCTTGTCTGGTGTCCGGCAGCACGGTGACCGTGCCCGGTGCAATTCAATTCGTTGCCCGAACTGCATCTCAAGCGGCGGGGCTACAGGAGTGGTCGCGGCAGGAGCAAGGTTTCCGCATTTCTGTTTGGGCACCGGCGCCGGCGCTGCGTGACCAATTATGCTCAGCCTTCTGCAGTGCGCTGGCGCCGATAGCTTTTCTCACTCTGGCTGATGGGACAGCGGGGCGCATCCGCTACCGCAACGGGTCAAGCTTTGACGATGGCCGGGACAGCTCCACCTATCGCCGCGACCTCATCTACGATGTGGAATATCCAACGACAACGAATATCGTTGAACCGATGATGTTGTTCGGTGATCTTGATTTCAATGGAACGCAGATACTGGCATGATGAAAAACGTCATTCTAACCGTCATTCGGTCCTTCGGCACGTACAAGGTTGGTGCGGTGATAGAGGACAGTGCCACCGTGATGAGCATCCTGAATAGCGAGCATGCGAATGCGGTGGTGAAGGTATCGGCGCCGACGGCTAACGGGTCGAGCGGCAAGGAGCGCATATAGATGGCCATATATCAGCAGGGTGAGCTTAATACAACCGCCCTCGTCGTGCCCGATTTATACGTGCAGATTGTGGCGCCGCAGAACCTGGTGCTTAACGGTGTGCCGACGAACGTCATCGGCATGGTCGGCTCGGCGTCTTGGGGGCCGGTCAATCAGCCGGTCGTTATTGGGACTATGGCAGATTACGCGGCAAGTTTTGGTCCCATTATGGTGCGTCAATATGACATGGGTACGAACGTGGCCACGGCGGTGCAGCAGGGTGCGAGTAATTTCCGCTGCGTCCGGGTCACGGATGGAACAGACACCGCCGCACAATATGCGATAGGCTTCTCCGGCGGTGTTTATGCCGCTATGCTAACCGCTATTCATACCGGCTCGCTGGGTAACAGGATGGTGGTATCCCTGGCGCCATCGTCGAGCCCGAATACGTGGCAATTGACTGTAGCGCTGCCGGGCCAAGTTCCTGAAGTTTATAGCAATATCTTGGCACCCAGTGCGCCCACGTTTTGGCAAAACTTGGTCAATGCAGTGAATTTGGGTAACGGGCCATTACGTGGCCCATCGCAGTTGGTAGTGGCCACATTGGGCACGGCGACCACAACGTTGCCCGCGGCGCTTTCTGGACAAACCCTTCTCGGCGGCGCCGATGGCGCGTCCAATCTGACTGCCGCAAGCCTGGTCGGCCAAGATACGCTGCCAAGAACTGGCATGTACGCCCTTCGTTCCCAGGGGTGCGGTATAGGGATGTTGGCCGACGCGTATGATAGCACGCAATGGACGACGCAGGCCGCGTTCGGTTTGTCCGAAGGTGTGTATATGGTTCTGGTGGGGCCGCCAGGAGATACGATTACGGATGCTGTGACGGTTATTCAGCAGGCAGGGCTCGACTCATATTCAGCGAAACTGATGTTCGGCGACTGGGTATATTGGAATGACCAGGTGAATGGGCTGATCCGCCTGGTATCGCCACAGGGATTCGTTGTGGGCAGATTGGGTAATCTTTCGCCTGAACAATCCAGCTTGAACAAACCGCTTTATAGCGTGGTCGGAACCCAGATATCGGGTGTGCCGAATTCTGGCCAGAGTACAACCTATAGCGACGCTGAATTGCAAACCTTGTTTCAGGCGGGCATAGACGTCATTGCAAATCCCCAGCCGGGTGGGTCCTACTGGGGCGTGCGCTGCGGCCATAACACATCATCGAACCCCGCGACGAATGGGGACAACTATGCGCGCATGACAAACTATATAGCGGCAACGCTGGCAGCGGGCATGGGCGGCTTCGTCGGCCAAGTGATAAATTCATCTCTATTTCAGCAAATCCGTTCGACGCAATTGAGCTACCTTCAGTCGCTTCTTGGACAGGGGATACTCGGCAGCCTGGATGGCTCGCTGCCGTTTAGCGTGATTTGTGATGCGTCGAACAACCCGATTAGTCGGACTAGCTTGGGTTATGTACAAAGCGACTGCCAGGTGCAGTATCAGGGTATCAATGAGAAGTTCATCGTCAATGTCGAAGGCGGACAAACGGTTATCGTGCAAAGCCAGATATTACCGTCGGGCACCAACTGAGCGCAGAGCAGCGATTGAGGTTAGAGAAAGATGCCAATCAACTCGTTTTCAATTGGACGCGACTGTCAGCTCGTTGTCATGGGGCCTCAGGGACGCGTCGATCTGACGTATGTCACCGGATTCGAAAGCAGACAAATGACCCAGTCGGTGCGGCTGGACCGGCTGGACGG